CCACAAATTTCACGACCGCGAAATTGAAAACAAAAGCCTGCCAAGGTAAAAACAAGTATGCCCCGAGGCCGACCGCCCAAACCCACCGAGCTAAAGAAACTTGAGGGTAACCCGGGCAAGCGGGCCTTAAATGTGGCCGAACCCCAGGCCTTGCCGTTACGACTGCCGCCGCCCGAATGGTTGAGCGAAATTGGCCAGCAAGCCTGGCGCGATATTCTGGAAGAGCTGGAATCCAGCCGGATTGTGACCCGGCTTGATAAACAGGCCCTTGAATTATTGTGCGCGGCCTATGCCGAGTTTAGAGAGTGCCTGGCTTTTGTGGCAGAAAATGGCCGGACTTACGCGACGACCAGTGAAGACGGGGCCGAGATGTTGCGCGCCTACCCAGATGTGGCGATGATGCAGGATGCGTGGAAACGCTGCAACAGTATGTTGGGCAATTTCGGGATGACGCCCGCTGCCCGTGTGCGGGTAAAAGTGGCAGACCCGGGTAAGGGCATTAATCGGTTTAGTCAGTTTAACCAGCAGAAAACATAATGCCACCCTGTGAAGAACCACGCCGACGTAGCGCTACAATATGCACAAGATGTTGCCAAAGAAATTGTCCCAGCTTGCAAATGGGTTAAACTCGCCTGCAAGCGACACGTTGACGACCTGAAGGCCGCCAGGAAAAAAGCCTACCCGTTCACGTTTAATGCTGATGCAGGAAACAAGGTTTGTCATTTCCTGGAATGCCTGCCCCATGTTAGCGGGGAATGGGCCGGGGCCACAATTCAGCTCCAGCCCTGGCAGTCCTTTATTGTGTGCGTCGGGTTTGGGTGGCTCAAAAAGAAAGACCTGAAGCGCCGCTTTCGCGAGATTTACATCGAGGTCCCACGAAAAAACGGCAAGTCCTTTTTGGCAGCAGGTTTGGCCCTGTATATGCTGACCGCCGATGGTGAAATTGGCGCCCAGGTTTTTTGCGCGGCCACCACCCGCACCCAGGCCATGGAAGTCTTTAACCCGGCCCGCCACATGGTGGGGATGAGCGAGGAAATGCAAACCGCCCTGGGCGTCCAGGCCTTCAAAACCTCCATCTCCGTAGTGGCCACGAACAGCTACTTTCAGCCGATTATCGGTAAGCCAAAAGATGGCAAGGGCCCAACCTTTGCCGTCATCGACGAGTATCACGAACACAAAACCAGCGACCTATTTGAATCCCTGCGCCAAGGCATGGGCGCCCGCAAACAGCCGATCATGTTTACCATCACAACAGCAGGAACAGATATTGCCGGGCCCTGCTACGAAAAACGCCTGTTTGTCCAGAATGTGCTGCAAGGCACCTTTGACGCGCCAACGACGTTTGGTATCATTTACACCATCGACGAAGGCGACGAGTGGACCTGTCTCGACAACTGGCGCAAAGCCAATCCTAATTATGGTATTTCGGTTTACGACGACTTTCTTGAAACCCAGCTAGAAGAAGCTCGCCACCGGATTGGGTTTCAGAACCAGGTCAAGTGCAAGCACCTGAACGTGTGGGCCAATGCCCGTAGCGCCTGGATGGATCTGGACAAATGGAAAGCCAGCAAACGGACCGGCCTGACGCTAGCGGACTACGAAGGGCGCTTGTGCTACATCGGTTTTGATTTGGGCGAGAAACATGACTTTGCAAGCAAGGTCTATTTGTTCCCGGAAGAAAATGGGGACGTGACCACGTTCGATGTGCATTATTTGCCAGAAGCGACCGTGAAAGATCCGGTCAAGCACCACTACCGGACCTGGGAAACGCTGGGAACCCTGACCGTCACCGACGGCGAAGTTAACGATATGACTTTGATTCAGTCTGAAATGGAAGCTGACTTGAACCGATTTAACGTCGCCGCCATGGGTTTCGACAGTTGGCACACCGGCCATCTGATGCAGAACCTGGAAGTGGCGGGAGCTACCGTTTTTTCTTTTGGCCAGTCCGCCCGAAACCTGTCGGAGCCAATGAAGGAGATTGACGCGATGGTCCGCCAAAGACGGCTGCATCACGCCGGATCCAGCATCCTCGACTGGATGATGAGTAACGTCGTGGCCCGCGAAGACACCAACAGCAACATTAAGCCGGTGAAGGAAACGCCTGCCCAAAAAATTGACGGCGTTGTGGCACTAATTATGGCCATGGGCCTGTATCTGAACAATCAGATGAAAAGCAAGACAAGCGTTTACGAAGGTGATATGTGGGTTTAATACAAGCCGTGGCCGGCTGGCTTGGACTGAGTGCCGAGCGCACGGGGCCGCTGGACGATTTTTGGTACAATGATCTGGGTGGCGTCTCCGGTGGGATGCATGTCACCCCCGACAGTGCCATGCATGTGGCCGCTGTCTACGCCTGCGTCTCGCTGGTGAGTGATGCCATTGCCAGCCTGCCCCTCAAAGTTTACGAACGGGTCGGCACGAGTAAGAGGGAAGCCCCCTTCCACCCGGTCGCACGGTTGTTTGCCGCCCCCAACGAACGGCAGTCGCCCTATGAGTTTCATCAGACCATGATGACGGCCCTACTGCTGCGTGGTAACGCCTACGCCGCGAAACGTGGGGCAGACCAACTGGAGTTTTTGCAACCGGATTTTATACACGAAAGCCTGTCGTCCAGCGGTAGATTAGTCGTTGCTTACAACAACCCGCTAAAAGGCGGACAGCTCGAAACCTTTAGCCAGAATCAGCTATTTCGTGTGCACGGGATGAGCCTTAACGGGCAAACCGGGCTTAGCCCGATTGCCTACCAGCGTGAGGCTATCGGTTTCACCCAGGGGATTGAACAGTACGGGAATCAGGTGTTTGCAAACGCGGCCAAACCGTCCGGACTAATCAAGGTGCCACGCGAAACCAAGATGACCAAGGAAACCGGCGATGAGCTGGCCAGCCAGTTTGCCCGGAAATATCAGGGCATAAACAACGCGGGCAAACCGGTAATTCTGCGCGACGGGATTGAGTTCCAGCCGGTGTCCATGACCAGCGACGACGTCCAGTTTATTGAGTCGCGGAAGTTTCAGGTTGCCGACATCGCCCGGATCTTCCGGGTTCCACCCCACCTGATTGGGGATTTGGAGCGGGCGACGTTTAGCAATATTGAACACCAGTCCATTAGCTATGTGACCCACACCCTGCGTCCCTGGCTGGTGCGCATTGAGCAGGCGATTAGCCGGGATCTGATTTTAAACACCGACCGCTTTTTTGTGGAGTTCAAGACCGAAGGCCTGCTGCGTGGCGACACGGCCAGCCGATACGCCGCCTACAGCGAGGGCCGCAATAACGGCTGGTTGAGTGTGAACGAGATTAGGAAGCTGGAGAATATGGACCCCATCATCGGCGGGGACACCTATTTGACGCCGCTGAACATGACAGACAGCGCCTCGCCAAAACCCGCGCCACCCCCAACAGGTAACAACTAAATGCATAACCCTATAGTAAAAGCCCACCTGCAGGAAGCGCTGTGGGCGGTACATCCCCCCTGGCTTGAAGCCCTGTGCTCGACGGAAGGCACCCCCAGCCCGGTAAAAGCCGCAGAGCCCATGACGCTTGCCAGTGGGAGCCAGATTGCCGTCATCCCGATTGTCGGGCCTATCTGCCATCGGCCTAACTGGATGATGGATTTTTATGGCGGGGTCAGTATCAAACAGCTAGAAGTCGCCTTGCAATCTGCGCTAGGCAATCCGTCGGTTTCGACAATCCTGCTTTATGTGGATAGCCCTGGGGGTACGGTCACCGGAGTGCCCGAGTTTGCCGCCCAACTGGCCGCTGCGGGCAAACAAAAGAAACTTGTCGCTGTCACCGAGGGCTTGAACGCCTCGGCAGCTTACTGGATAAGCAGTTCAGCCAGCGAGATGTGGGCCACCCCTTCCAGCAGTATCGGGTCCATTGGTGTTTATAACGCACACATTGATTTTTCCCAGGCCCTGTCGACTATGGGGATCAAGGTTACCTACATTAAGGCTGGCGAGTTCAAAACCGAGGGCAATCAGGACCAACCCTTGGCCGATGGCGGGCGCGACCACATGCAAATGTTGGTGGATCACGCCTATGCCCAGTTTTCAGAAACCGTGGCCCGGCATCGTGGGGTCAGTCTGGCCAAAGTTGAAAAAGATTACGGGCAGGGCCGCATTTATCCTGCGGACCAGGCCAAGGCGCGCGGACTGATTGATCAGGTCGGCACCCTGAGTGCCGCGCTAGTAAGTTTGGGAGCGGGGCGTCAACAGGCCCGTGCCCGAGCGCAGGCGGTGTTGCAACTACGCGCCACCGCCGTGCGCGTGCAAAACGCCCGTTAGCGGGCCTGTTGTCATAACCAATCAAACGGAAGGAAAACCCCGAGATGAAACTAAAAGAACTGGAAGTCCTGAAAGCGGGCCTGCTCTCGCAAGTGGACACCCTCAATGCTGAAGCGCAACAAGACACCACCGACCTGGTGGCGCTGGGCGACCACTTGACCGCCCTGGAAGCTGACCTGAACAAGGTCAACAAACAAATTGCCGCCCTTGAACGGCTGGACAAATTATCGGCCCAGTCCACTGCCTATACTGGCGGGGAGCCCCGCCACGGCAGGGGGGTCACCTCCGGCCAGGGGGCTGTGATTAAAGACCCCAACGGCGGCTTTGCGGATATTGCCGATTTTGCAATGGCGGTTAAAAGCGCGTACACCCCCAATGGCAGCAAGGATCCCCGCCTGACCGAGTTGATGGCGAATGCACCCACCAACTTCCACCGGGAGACAGGGAGTCCGGACGGTGCGCTGGTGCCGGTCGGGATGGCCCAGACAGTGTGGGATCTGGTGTATGGCGGCGGGCAGAACCTGCTCAACCTGTTCAACCTTGAGCCGACGTCTGTAAATATGGTGCCGATTATTACGGACGAAACGACCGCCTATGGAGCCAGTGGCGTGCAAGCCAGCTGGGAAAGTGAAGGCAACCTGTTAACACCCAGCCGTTTGGCCACTCAAACGGACTTTGTGCAGGTTCACAAGCTTTATGCCTTTGTGACCGCGACTGAAGAGCTGATTGCCGACGCGCCCCGTTTGGCAAACCGCATTACAACCAAAGCCGCCGCTGCGATCCGGTACCGGGCCAGCGACAGTCTGCTTAACGGCAACGGGATTGGTCGCCCGCTGGGGATACTCAATGCCGGGTCACTAGTGACCCAGGCTAAGGAATCCGGGCAAACGGCTGCCACGATTAACACGGCAAATATCAGCAAAATGTACAGCCGTTTACTGGAAGAAGGGGGCGGAAACGGCTCTTTCTGGCTAGGAAACCGGGATATTTTTCCGCAGTTGCCTGCGTTGGTGGTTGGCCAGCTGCCCGTTTGGCAGCAGAACTTCCGGGAATCGCCAGGCGGCGCCCTATTTGGTTTGCCCCTGTACTTTTTTGAAGGCTGCCAGACGCTGGGCACGGCGGGCGATTTTTATCTAATCAACCCCAGTGGCTATGCCGGATTCTTGCGCCAGGGCGTAACTTACGCCGAGTCGATGCATTTATTTTTCGATTACGGAATTAATGCATTCCGTTGGACGTTCCGCATGGGGGGCCAGCCCTATTTGACGGCCGCCGTGTCGCCCGCCAAAGGTAACACGACCAAGTCTCATTTTGTTGCGCTGGACACCCGCGCCTAAGCGGATAGCGGACAAGTACTAATTTCCACAAGGAGCAAAAGCTATGCCAAATCCAAACTTACCGGCCGCAAACCGAATTGGCGTGCTGGGCGCCATCGACCCTGACGCTAATGGTGCGGGCACCCTGACGACCGCCTGGATTCCTGCGGTTAATTACAAAAACTTTATGGCGGTTATTATGTCCGGCGATCTGGGTACGAATGCCACGATTGCCGCGAAACTGGAGCAGGCCACCTCGGCCGCAGGTGCGGGCGCTAAAGACATTACGGGCAAGGCCATCACCACGATGACCCAGGCTGTGACGGATACCAGCAATCGTCAACGCGTTATCAACTTGCGCCAGGGCGAGCTGGATGTCGTCAATAGCTTTACGCATTTTCGGCTATCCTTCACCACGGCCGTGGCCACCAGTGATAGCGGTGCGGTCGTGTTAGGGCTAGACCCGATCTACGGACCTGCCACCACCACAGACGCCACCACCGTGGATGAAGTGATTGCCTGAAAAAGGACTGCCGGGGGCGGCTTACCCTGCCCCTGCGCTGTTTTGAGCCGATGCCCAACCCGACTAGCACCGTCATCACCCAACCTGCCACCGAGCCAGTGACCCTGGCCGAGGCCAGGACACAAACGCGCGTGGACCAAACCACGGAGGACAGTTATTTGACTGCCCTCATCACGGTGGCGCGACAATTGACCGAAAATGCGACGAGTCGCTCGCTCATAACGCAGACCCGCAGCCTGGTGCTGGACGGCTTTGGGCCGTGCATTTACCTGCCGCATGGGCCGGTGCAGTCGGTGGTGAGCATCATTTATATTGACAGTGCGGGAGCCAGCCAAACCCTTCCTGGGGCTATTTATCAGACGGATTTGACCTCTACGATCCCCCGGATTGTGGTAGCACCTGGCCAAAGCTGGCCGACAGTGCAAACCCAGCGGCTTAATCCGGTGACCGTCCGGTATGTGGCAGGTTTTGGTAATGCTGGAGCCGATGTGCCCAGCCCCTTGCGTCAAGCCATGCTACTACTGGTTTCGCACCTGTACGACCAGCGGGCCCAAACCAGTGTTGTGGAGCTGTACGACACCCCCTTTGGTTATGATGCGCTAATTGCCAGCTACAAAATGGACTGGTTTTAAGCCATGCGAGCCGGCCGGCTGGATCGGCGCATTGAGCTACAAAGCAAAACCGAAACCCGTGACAGTTTTGGGGCGGCCATTCCTTCGTGGACAGCGTATGCCACCGTTTGGGCCGAAGTAAAATCGGAAGGACAGGCGGGCGCGCGCAACAACGAAGCCGACACCGAACAGACCCACAGTGAGCGTGTGTTCAAAATCCGCTACGGCCCCACGGTCGAGCCCGAACACCGCGTGCTGCATGATGGCCTGGCGTATCGCATTAAAGCCGTTAATGAAATCAGCCGCCGCGAAGGGCTGGAACTGCGGACCGAGCGCTACGAGGATGACGCCTGATGCGAACCGGACTGGGCCGGGGCGGACAGCCACTGAACTATGAATTGACCGGCGTGGACAACCTGGTCAAGCGGCTGGAAGTCCTGGACGACAAGATAAAAAAATCCACGTTGCATGTCGCCTGCCGGAAAGCGGCTAATTTGTTGCGCAACGAAATGCGGGCGCGCGCCCCAAAGTCCGCCAAAAAACTCAACACCATTTTTTATTACGATAAAAAAGGCCGCCTGCGGGTTTTCAAGATTACCGGGGTGGCCCGGCAACGGGACAAGGCCAGTAGTGCCTATCGGGCTTCGGGCCATTTGCGGCGCCACTTGCGGGTCCGGCGGTTAAGCCAGCGCGAACACGGGCAGGGACCTAACGCCGTGGTCTTTCGCGTTTACGCAACCAGGTCTGCCTGGTATGCGCGGATTATCGAGTTTGGATCCAGTTCCAGAAAAGGCCACCGTGGCATGCGACCGCGTCCGTTCATGCGCCCGGCGCTTGATGCCAAGTTTGCCGAAATGTCTCAAATATTTGCCGAAGCGATTAAAAGCGCCATTACCCGGGCTGACCTGACATGACCACCATCCAGAGTGTTTTCTACACCCGGCTTAGTAGCCACGCGCCGTTAACTAACCTTACGGGCTTACGTATTTTCCCCGTGGAGGCCCCGGATGGCACGGCTAGGCCCTACCTTACCTATCACCTGATTAGTCGCAACGAGGTGACGGCCTGTGATGGCGATGTCGGGGTGATTGACCAGGTAATCCAGGTAGATGTGTGGGCCGAGTCCTACGCGGGCGCACGCGCGGTGGCTGAAGTGTTAAAAACCCGACTCACTAACTGGAAAGATTCGGCCACCACCCCTGTTGTTCTCCGGACGTTTAAAGAAGACGAGCGCGACGACTACGAGGACGACACCCGGATTTTTCGCGCGTCGCTGGACTTTAGAGTCCACACCCAACTTTAACCCATATAGAGGAGACACGACACATGGCAGTGGAGACCGGCGGAGCAGGATCCGTCATTTTTACGTCAACCAACACGGTAGCGCGCTTGCGCAGCTGGAGCCTGGACACCAGTGACGATCTGGTCGATACCACATCGATGGACAGTACCGGCTACAAGGAATTCGCGCCCGGGCTGCGTGGCGCCACGGGTTCAATCGTTTTTCTGTACGACTCGACTGAAGCGACGGGGCAGGATGCCATTCTGGACAAAGTGTTTGCGGCGGCGGCTTTTGGCGACACGTTGGGCACCATTGAGTTGCGGCACGCCACTGGGACCGGTAAGGCCAAATACACCGGCAATGCCTTGATTAGCGGCATCTCGATGTCCGGCGCCGCGCACACGAATGATGCGGTGGAGTTCACGGCCAACTTCACGTTTACGGGCGCGCCCGTTCGTGGCACACAAGCCTAATCGCCACGCCCCCTAACCCGGGCACCTGGAAGGAGACGAAACAATGAAGGGCAAACGTGCCTTGCTGAACGACGGCAAGACCCCCGTTTTTTTTTATTATGATATTCCTGCGCTGACGTTTCTGGAGGAGCGCACGGGCAAGGCACTGAGCGAAGTCGTCGAGGCCATCCAGGGGAAGCTAAGTATCACCCTGAGTGTGGCACTGATTGATGCCGGGCTGGCCCATTTGCCCACCTTGACGGATCCGGCAGGCGCTTGCGTGGAATTGGGGCTGGGACCTGCGGAAATCAGGCCCCTGCTGGAAGTGGCTTTACCCGCCTTGCTCGAAGCGATGGGGTTTGACACGGGCGCCCCTGCCGAATTGGAGGCGGTGCCGGGAAAGTCTCACGGGCGGGGAAAAGCCCAGCCCGAATCGTCGTCCGAATCAGGGACTACGTTGACGCCGGCCTGAAAGGCGGGCTAACGCCCCGGCAGATAGACGAGTTTCGGCCACGGGAGCTGACACTGTACCTAGAAGGACGCGACGCGGCAGAAATGCGCGAATTGCGCCGCATTGCCTGGCACGCCTGCCACCTGTGGAACGCCGTGGGGGCCGTTGTGGGGGCCAAGAAACAGGTGACCCTGGCGGATTTGCTACCCGAAAAACCTGCCGCGCGCCAGATTACTGACCCTGACGAGATGAAACAATACCTGGCCGAACGGGCCATCCATCGAAGGAAAACCGCCAATGGCCGCACGCAAAGACGCTGAGATTGCAATTGAAATTAGTGGCGACAGCAAAGGGCTGAGCGCCAGCTTAAACGCGGCCCGATCTAGCCTGAACCAGTTTGCCAAAACCACGGACAGCCAGCTGGCTGCTGCCGCCAAAAGCATGAACTCGCTGGAAAAAAACGCCAACCACCTCAAAGGCGCCTTGCAGACCGCATTTGCCGGATTTGCCTTGGGCCAGGTCCTGGACGTGGCGAAGCAGGTTGATCAGTTTAATCAGCTGACGGGCCGCATTCGGGTGGCAACCAAGGCCACGGGCGACTTTGTCATGGTCAACAAGGAATTGACCGACATTGCCAAAATCACCGGCGCCAATTTTGAAACAACGGTCAACGTTTTTCAGCGGCTTAGTGTGGGCGCCAAAGATTTAGGCAAAAGCAATCAGGACGTTTTGACGCTGGTGGATCTGGTTCAAAAACTGGGGGCCATTGGCGGCGCCAGTACGGTGGCACTCAATGCGGGGTTGCTGCAATTCGGGCAGGCCATGAGTGCCGGCGTAGTCCGCGCAGAAGAGTTCAACAGTATCCTGGAAAACCTGCCCCAACTGGCACAGGTCATTGCGGATGGACTGGGCGTATCGGTGGGCCAGCTCCGGCAAATGGTGCTCGGTGGCAAACTGTTAAGCAAGGACGTCTTTGAGGTCCTGATCCGGCAATCCGCTAAAATCAATCAACAATTTGCCGAATTGCCCGTAAGTTTAAACACTAGCCTGAGCGCACTCGGCCTGACCTTGCAGCAAACGCTGGCCGCTATTGACAAACAAACCAGCGCTACGAGTACCCTGGCCAAGGTGTTTGACGGGCTGGGCATGGTGCTCGACAACCTGCAGCCCCAGATCGCAGGGGTGGCCGAGGGCTTTCGGCGATTATGGCTGGGGTGGACGACACTGGTTAACGGCATTGTTGGCAGCGTGGCGTTTGTGGCCACCGTCATCATGGCCCCTATAGAAATAGCCGTTCGTGGCATTGGCTACTTGATCAATCAGGCCATTGGCCAAATCAACCGCATCACCAAGCTGACCTTGCCCAAGTTTGGGGTTGAGCTGGGTAGCCCGACCAGCGCGATGGCAGGGTTCACTCAGTCCTCTTTTGATATTGCGGGCAGCGAGGCAAAGCAGCTTTTCGCCCCCTTTGGGATCACCAAAGCGCCGCCGAAACTTTCAGCGGCCTCAATCCCCGGGTTTGG